GCTATCAACGGAGCCAGTGACTTGCACAAAGGTCTTGCCCAGCATTTGTGCCATGCCCTTTTGTGTATCTACTATGTTTTCGTAATCCATTTTCTTCTCCTGGTTTGTTGCTGTCTATGTGTGTATTATAGCGCCTTTTGGATTAAGTGTCAATTTAAATAATCCAGTTTAATCCAGTGTCTATTCCAGTATATCACTCAACCGTTACCATGCCAACTCTTTTGCTGGGTAGCGGATGGAGCCTTCGTAGTCCAGCTGACTCTGCTCGAACTCTGTAAGGTAGTCGTCGGCCACAACACGGAAGTCAATGATGCTCTCGCGATAGAACCTGTCATCGCATTCAATTTGCGAACGCAGACCCATGACCGCTTCTGTTGCCGAATCTGCAACGCTAGGCCGTCGATTGCTTTTGAACTTCTTGACCACATAGTCGTTGCCGCCTTTGGCTTTCCAACGCTGTGGGCACTCACCTTCGCCGTCCCAATCATGGGCGCCGTAGTTCTCATAAACCTGTGTAGTGATTAGTAGTTTAGCCATTTGGTTCGCTCTGGTTTGTTGCTGTCTATGTGTGTATTATAGTGCCAATACCAATTTGTGTCAATTAAAATGTTTCTTTGACAAAATCAAATTTTTCAGGTGGCCATTGTATTTTGAATTCTTCCGATTTAATATATGCATTATACGATTTGGCTTCAAAGAATACTTTTCTAAATATACTTTTAAAATGAGTGCCTTTGGGATATATCGTAAGGTATATGGATTTTGCTTTGCCGGCCATGTCGTTCTCCTGGTTAAGATAGTGGTATTATACAGAATAAATTAATTTATGTCAATAAATACTTTATATGTTTAATTTAGAAAGCTTTTGTGGCGAGCTATGGAGCCAAATTGAAATCAACACTCTCGGTGACTATAAAATTTGTTGCCTAGCCAACTATGCCAAAGATTATGGCCTAGCTTATGATGAGAATGGTAAGGTCATGAATGTCATGACCCACTCTATAGAAGAAGCCATTAATAGCGCAACTCATAAAGATCATCGATTACAACTTAAAGAAAATATTCAAGTAAAAAGATGCCGTAATTGTTATGACTCGGAGCATAGCACTAAAGGTCAGGATGGGTGGGGTAGCGAACATGCTAAAAAATGGGGTAAGAGCAAAAGACAACGAGTTAATGGTCAAACAGCTAGACTAATTCCAGAATATGTACAGTGGGATCAGGCGGACAAATATACGTTAGAAGATGGTACCTCCACCGCTAAAGTCGTTAATCTAGGATTACGTTTGAGTAACTTGTGTAACCAAAAATGTATCATGTGTACTCCGGAGTATAGCAGTCTTTGGTATGAAGATTGGGAAGAACTATATGGAAATAGAACTGTACTGCCGCCAGAGACAGAAGACGAACAGTATAGATTAACTAAAGATACAAATGGCAGAGACATATTAGATTATTCTAGATGGTGGTCTAGTGACATTTGGTGGGAACGTTTTGATAAGATCGCGCCCGACCTTAGACATATATATTTTTCTGGCGGTGAACCATTGGTGGCGCCTGCTATGAATAAAATACTGACTATATTAATTGACGGGGGGTTTGCTAAAAATGTCACTCTAAGATATGATACAAACCTAACCGTCATCAATAATAAAATTATTGAAAAATTCAAACATTTTAAAAAAATTAACTTCTGTGTTAGTGTAGATGATACTGAAGAACGATATAGTTTAATTAGATTTCCTGGTAATTATAACACAATAGTCAACAACATCAAATCACTTAAAGAAAATAACATGGGCATTAATTATGTTTCATGCTGTGTGGGTGTTGCGTCAATTTATTCGATGGTAAGAGTTTCCGAACTTGCAGAAGAATTAAATGTACCCGCAGAGTTCAGATTCTTGGAAGGGCCTGGGTGGCATGATATTCGTTCATTGCCAAGGTCAGCTAAAGAAGAAATTATTGCTGTTTATAAAAATCTCGACCATAGTCCTGCCAGAAAAAACTGGTATAACTCTATAATAAAACTATTAGAGAAATATATGGACTATGAGCATTTGCCGCGTTTACAAGAATTTGTAACTACAATGGACAAATTAGATAAAATCAGAGGCACTGATTGGCGAAAGGTCTTGCCAGATGTTCAAGACATACTAGCAAGACATTGCCCTAATATAGGTGCTTAATTAGAGCGTGTTAAGTACTGGATTGTGGATCTTAGTCAATTCACGTTCACGTACATGAGCCGGAGCCTTGCCGCGAAGTGTTTCTATTAGACCATATGTAAATGCATTAACACCATGAGCACGAATGCTCTTGCACAATGCCCAGTCTTTGTTCTCTGTCAATGCACGACGAACGTGTTTTTGCATACGAACTTTCAGTGCTTTTTTGACGTTGCCACTGCAAACTGTAACACCAACATACTGTTCTGCTGTCACAGTATTAGTGATAACATATACTGCATGGTTTCTATCTGTACGTGTTTTGCGTTTCATCATGTATTAATTATAACACAGAAACCAATTTGTGCCAATTTAAAATTGGAGCAACGGGAGGGATTTGAACCCCCGGTTTTAGGGATTTGCAATCCCTTGCATTGGGCCGCTCTGCCACCGTTGCGTAAAATGTAATTATAGCATGGAAATCAATTTGTGTCAATATATTTCTATAATAAAAAATAGTACTAAAGTATTATAGGGTATTATAGAATATTATTTTGTTTCAATTAATTTAATCTATAATGTTTCATTCTATAACATCGGCTTAATGTGATATTATAGTTGGCTAATTGATCACGCCACAAAAAGAATTGCGGGCCATGTGTCATATTCTCATTGGTCAACCATTCCCATTGATGTACCATTTCATGTGCCATGGTATTAATGAATAATCGTTTACTTAAAAAACTTTTATTGATTTTCATTTTGACCTGCGTTTGGTCGTCGGTAACTGCTTGGCATTCTCCCCAAAATGCCTTGGTATAGACTAATCTAAAGCTGGGCATTTTAAGTTCATTATTAAAGACACTGCGATTAATATGACGCCAAATTTCCCTACAATCCTGAATTGAAGGCTTGAATTTGCAATCGTATTCGTCAAAACTTTGCACCATCCTAAACAATTTAGTTTTAGTGATGTTTTTTTGCTTGGTCATCGCGTCTCCTTAGTTGGGATTAACTATATATCTAAGTTTGTCAAATAGTTAAAGTTTACTATATTTTAAATCCACCCAGTAAATTCGTCGTCTAAATTAATGGGATGAACTTCCCATCCGTCTTTGCGCCAGCGTAGCAACATTATCAAGGTACCTAACATTTTAATAAAAATGTCTGCTTGCATTGCTGTTGCGGTACTCTGCAATAGCTTCGGCCCAACGGATCAGACCGTCGTAGAGAGTGTTGATAATTTTTTTCATATGTAACGATCCTTGGAATTAAATTCTCGTATGTAGTGTTCTAACTGTGCGGCATCAGTGATGCTTTTAGTGTTTAGATATTCATCTAAACGTGATTGATAACTTGTTCCTGGAAAAATATCAAATAGATATTTCATTAATTTTGTCATTGTAGCGGTCATGTCGCTTTCCTTTAATTAGTAGAAACTCGTGGTTTCTACTAATACTATTTATGCGGCAATGCAACATTTACTCAGTATAAACACTGATATTAAGAAAAAATATTACTCCACTGTTTAAGTTTTTCAATTTTAGCTTTGGCGGCTGCTTCAATATTTGCAGGATCTATAATATTATTTCTAGTTAATATATCAATCATGGCAATTAAGTCGCCGATTTCTTCTTCTAAATGTTCACGGTTGGTTTTGGGTTTGCCGGGTTTTAAATTGTCTAAACCAAAGCGGCTAATTTTACTCACAGCTTGAATTACCTCAGCACATTCTTCTTGGAGAATGTCCAATGCTTCTTTTGTTTTAGTATCCATTATTGTTGCGACTCTAAATTAATATTTAACGGGTGGCCGTTATTTCGAGCAATATGTGTTGCTTCAATATGTTTTTGTTCTGCAACTTCATATGTATAAATTCCGGCTATTCCTTTGCCATTTTCGTGAATTTCTGTAGTTGTCTTTGATGCTTCTTCAGCAGTTTGATGAAAAACTACTTTAAGTAATTCGATAACAAAATCCATGGGAGTGGCGTTATCATTATTAAAAATAACTTTATACATGCTGGGTTTTTTAATTACCACATCTTGTCTATTAGATTGACTTGCTTCTGTTGCCATTAAACTCATTTTATTCTTTCAATAATATTTATCAATTGGGAGGCACAATGCCTCCCAAACTTGCATTATCTGTCTAAACCGATAATTTGCACTTTGCGCGGCTTCAGTGCTTCAGGAACCATTCGTGTAACTGCAATACGTAATACTCCTTCTTTGATTGTAGCGGCACCTACTTCCATGTGTTCTGCCAATGTAAGACTCTTTTCAAAGTTTCGATAAGCAAGACCTCGGTGTAGATATTCTACATCATCTTCTTTGCGCTGGCGCTCTCCCTTGATAATCAAAAGGTTTTGATTAATTTCTACATCAATTTCATTAAGAGTAAAGCCGGCCACTGCGATTTCAATCTCGTAGTCGTCTTCACTTTTTTTAATAATATTGTATGGGGGATATTGTTGGTTCAATGACAGTCTGTCTGTAAACATACGGTCAAATCCAACTAGTGCTCTATTTAATTGATTTAGAGACGTTGTGTCAAATCGTGTTAATGCGTTCATAATTTCTCCTTTAATAAGCAAGAACGTTTAGGACTATGTGTCCTAATTGTACAGCCCTAAGCACTGTACAATATATATTTATACAGGAAAATCATTCATTTGTCAAGTAGTCGCCGGGATTTTTCTTTGCCAAAATATATAATAACCGATACTCGTCATAGGCCATTTGGACGGCAGGATGATTCTTACGAACTTCATCTTCTTCGGCTATAATCTTTTCCAAACGGGCTAAACGTGTTTCCATATCATCGTAGGGCGATGAAATTGTATAGCTGCCGGCGCCGGCGGCAAGGCCGGTTGTTGCAATGGTAATTCCGCTGCCTAATGTAATTGTGCCAGGACTCGTAGTAGTATATGGTCCAGATATTGAGCTAGCTTGCATAGCAATATTCATATTACTTTCGTTGAATGAAAAATCTATAGGGTTAACTTCACTTAAATCAATAGTAGTAATATCATCGTAGTTCATTTTAATAAAGTTTCTTTGGCAATGATTCTGCTTCGCGTTTTTTCTGTGCTCTACGAACTTGTTGATTCTTTTCACGTCTGCGTTTAGTAGTTGGTTTTTCATAGAACTCTTTTTCTTTGAGTTCAATTAGCTTGCCACTTTCGAGGATCTTTTTCTTAAACATTCTTAATGCTTTGTCCCAGTTATCGTTTTGTACAATAACTTTACTGCCCATTAAAGGACCTTCTTTTTTACTCATTTTTGTTTACCTTGAAATAACGTTGCAGTTAGTCTGTTGCCCTGCATTTCTCGACGACCTTCAATTTTAGCATCTGGTACTTGGATTAAAATATTATCAATCAATGTTGTTCCCATAACAGTATTTGCCATTTCTCTTCCCCTAAATTTAATAACAATTTTAACTTTGTCGCCTTCGACTAACCATTCTTTAATAT